ACACGATTCAGATTATTTGTAATAATCTTCACTACACGACGAAACTCTGTAAAATCAAAACTGTGTTCCTTAAAAGTAATACCATCCGTGTGAGTTACATCCTAATATTTCACAAATGCTGGAAGACCAATTGATGCGAGATTACATACAGCCTGTTCAGTTGGGCTAGAATACTCCATAATTTCCGTACAAAGATTTGAAGACTTAATCGTTCCAAGATTCTTCTGATTACTCTTCTCATTTGCAGGATCCTTATAAAGGAGATACGGTGTACCAGTCTCCATTTGAGTGTCAAGAATCTGAAACCAGAGTTTCTGTGCCGACACAGTCTTACGCGCGCGTCCTTCACGCTCATAACGAGTATATAGTTCGCGGAACTTATCTCCATATACATCTGCTAGACCAGGTGCTTCATTAGGGCAGAAGAGTGACCACTCTCCACCAGCCTCTACACGCTCCATAAAGAGATCAGAAATCCAGAGAGCATAGAAGAGATCGCGTGCTCTCTCCTCCTCTGAACCAGTATTGAGTTTTAGACGGAGGAAATCTTCCACATCCGCGTGCCACGGTTCTAAATAGATCGCAAATGAGCCATTGCGACGCCCGCCTCCATTATGAACAATACCAAGATGTGCTACAGTATAATCGTGTGTTCCAGCAATTTCAAAATCATGTAATGTGCCTTTATATTCTTCTGTAGAAATACTTTCAATTCGAGAATATATATTATTGTTATGCTTCAGATATGATACAAATACCCCTACAGGTGCTTCTGAGAAGAATGTCATCAACTCAGGAATACGAGGAATGCGTAGAACCTTTGTTGTCTTACGAGTTGTAATATTTTTATAAGAACTAACATTTCCAATACGATCTCTATCATATCCTGAAGCAAGAGCACCCAGACGAAGAAGCATATATCTAACACCTTCAATTACATTATCAGAAGACATTTCAAGACTAACCTCTTTTGTTCCAACGCATCCATCTGTTTCAATAAGCCCACGAATAATTTGAATAATTTTGTTAACAGGAAGATGTAACATAGCATTATCAATATGTTTTTCTTTATTAGAATCATATAACTGTGAACGAGTAAACTTAAATCCAGGATTGTTTGAAGACCATCGGATTCGAATAGTCATTTCTTCACGCTCTGTAATATTAGTCTGAATACCTCTCTTACTACAATATTCTTGGACAAAATCAGAAGTACTCTGTTTGTTTTCCGAATGAAGTGATACATACGCTGTTCCGTCAGAAATATGACCATCTCCTAGAAGAATACCATACAAACGACAATCCTCCTCTGTTAAAGTTGGAATATCATATGAATACTTAGGAATTGGGTATACAACAAAATCACCAACTACAAGATCACGAGCATCTACAAATTCAGGCGCAGTAATATTCTTCTCAAGTCTGTTACGAATTACATCAAAGTTCAATCCTTTTGCCTGACCTTTAAGAGCGAAAATCTGATGTTCAGGAGTTACTCTAATGCTTGAAATAGCATTCTTAACTTGAATATTTAGTATAGATCCGTCATAATCGTGGCGAATTGGCTGATTCACTGTTGAATATTCTCCAGTGCTTGTTAAAACTTCATCTGTTAAACTGACATCTTCAATTGGTTTTGCTCCGTTCTTAGTATATATTAAAGTATCTGGTGTAAAACATTGGTCAACGTAGCGCGCAGTATTATTAAATACACGCAACATCGGAATCAGGCCATTACTCGTACCGTTCGTTCCGCGAATAATAGAACCACGCGCACGAACATTATGAGTGTGAAGACCAATACCACCAGCGTACTTACTAATCAGAGCACAATCACTCAGAGTCTTATAAATACCAGCAATACTATCATCGTGCATTGAAAGCAGGAAGCATGATGAAAGTTGCTGTCTGAGTGTACCAGCATTAAAGAGTGTAGGAGTTGCGTGAGTAAACTTTTTCAGACTCATCAAGTCATAAGTCTCAAACGCCTTCTTCAAATCAATAGACCCCCACAGTGCGAGCGCAACACGCATCCACATATGCTGAGGGCGCTCCAGGATCTTCTTGGATGAATCACGGAGCAAATACGACTTCTCAAGTGTCTTAAAACCGAAATAATCAAATAGATAGTCGCGCTCATACTTAATATACGCATCAATCTCTGGACCATTCTTAAGAACAATTTCCTTTAGTTCATCTGAAACATATGAGAGTGCTTCACCAGTCTGAGTCATTGTTTGATTTCCGAGAGTATTTACAACAGCAGTGAATGACTCTTGTGTATTCTTCTGATGGTTGCTTACAGCAATTTGAGATGCAAGTACACCGTAATCAGGATGGAGCGTTGTTAAACTAACTGACAGTTGGCACGCAAGATCATCTAATTCAGTTGTATGAACACCATCATAAATTTGGTCAATCACACGTTGCGCAATTGCCGTTGAATTCACATTAAGTCCCTTCGCAGCCTTCCGAATACGTTCCAAAACCTTATCAAAGGAAACATCCTCCTTACGACCATCGCGTTTTACCACCTGCATGCTGTTATTGAAGTCCATCTTTCTGAGCGCCTCACGCCGCAGAAAAATCCGTCAATTTTTACAAAATGATATACCCTTACAGGGATGTTGTGGCTTACTTCATTAATACTTTTAGTTGGATCAATCACAGTACTCGTATTTTTTACAAATCGGGAAGGATTTCTCGATTTATCACCGACTGATAGCACATTAGATGCTATGCGGAAACCGTATGCGCTTCTTTCAATGGAGACAAAGCCATTTCCACAAGTTCCAATTGGCCCTACTAGTCAACAGTGCTATGAAGCCGATTATGAAGCAGCATTGTCTTTAGTACCCAGTTATCGTCAAATGACAAATAATTATAAACATAAAAATGGGGAGTCTTGTTCAGCACCCAATCATGACCTTATTTTAGGCATCTACACTTAGAATAGGCTCTTTATCATTGTGGTCGTCTATATTATTCTCAATAACCATAAAATTATAATTCCTTTTTGTGCTGGATTTCGGTTCAATATCATCTTGAATCAAGCAAGCGCTTTTTGCGCGCATTTTTCGCCCTTCAGGAAGTATAAATGATCCCTGTCTGGCTTGTTCAACATCTTCCCAGAATTGTGCAAGAGACGGTACAATACTATTAAACCATGTATGTGAACGATGCACAGGTACAAGATTATATCCAAGAAGTTCCCACGGAATTATTTCCAAGAGTGTATCACCCTCTTGTAAATCAATTGTAGTTGTATCTGGCGTAGGCTCATTTAATTTACTATAAGCGTATCTATATGGTTGAGGTTCGACATATGGATGTTGTATTTTACCAATTGAATATACATATCCAAAATACTTAGTTGGACCTTCTGTAAGGGCTCCAATACTGTTTTTTGCTTGTGAACGAAGATTCACTTCAAAATAGTCACATATATCAATATCTGTAACTTCCATTTGAATTTGCATTTGATGCCAATAGTTTTTTGGTACAACACCAGATTCTATAACACGCGAAATAGGTGCTTTGAATTCAACAAGACATCCAAGACGTTTCCCAGATGGGTCATAGTCTATAATTCCGTCTGGCGATGCTGCTAATTTATATTTGGCTTCAGGATGAACAATTCGCCCAACTTCTAATACATGTGTACCCCCAGTTATATGTTCATAAATCATTTTCGCAACCGGTTCGAACCGAATCCCCCAATCAAACGGATTTGTTTCATTCAGCCAAACAGCATTGCGACGATTCTGTTGAGTTTCATCCTCATCTTTCTTAACTTTGGACATTACAAGTTTTCCTCGTGTCCTCTTTGCGCCTAGTAAATCGCCAAACTGACTCGCTGTTAGGAATTCCTGAGCGTGTTTATACCATTTGTCCGAACGTTGCTCAATTTGAGCAATATTTCCGAACTCTTCAAGGCGTGTCTGACGCTTCGAAAATTCTTTTTCAATTCGTTTTTCTGTTACTGCTTCATAAAATGAGGGGATTATTTCTATTAGCATATCTTTAATTGCCAAAATATCTGTATCATCTACATCTTCAAACAATTCTTCAACTGAATGTTTCCAAATATCAGTTGCGAATTGTTCAACAGGTTTTACGTCAGAGTGTGTTTCAACATAAGTTACAATATCTTGAAACATATTCTTTTGGTCGTCCATCACTTCAATCCTATTTATCAATTTTAGTTGGTTCGCCTGTCGGTGGCGAAGAAGCCCTTGGTTTTCTAAACGTAATACTATTTGTCTTACGTTCAATTATTTGAAAGAGAACACGCTCTTCTGCGTTTCTATGCATAACAAGCCCCTTAATCTCAAGTATACGTTCCTTTACAGGATCATAATTTACTGTTGACTTGCTATTGAGTAGTTTCTTATCGAGACTTTTAACTAAGAGACTGTAAAGGTCCTTACTATCTTGATCAGATAAACCTAGGCGCTTCTTTTCTTCTTCTGCAAAAAGATTTAGTCTATTTAATCTAAGCCCCCTTTCTAAGCGATGCCAAGGACGCTTGTACGCCTCATTTACCTCAGCATTTAGAAAATTATCTAGTGCCTCTGAGGTAGGACCCTTCCAAGGACCAGGATTGCCACTTAAGTCGACATTTCGTCTTAGGGTTTTATTTCTCCATGTATTACTTTGCATCCTTATATTTATTTAACGCTCCATACCTTTAGGGCGTTACTTAACATATTTTCATATTCGTCAGGATAGTTCCATTTATCTAAGAAACTTTTATTATGATCTGTATCTAAGAAATAATAGAATGTTTTCCATATAAGCCCTTCGTGTTTAGGTGTTTCTTCATATAATACAAAATTCTGAATCTGAGTAACTTCGTTGTTGATTGGTATATATAGGACATTATCAATAGTTTTCCAAGATTTTTTCTTAAATGGAGTAATTTCATTTGGAGTGAGACAACTCTTTTCAACAGTGTTTAATTCGACTTCAGATTCATTCCAAATATTTTTGGCTGAGTCTAAAAGAAAGGCAATTCTATAGACACTTACATTATGTTCCAACATTTTAACATTATAAGGTGCCGACACTAGAAACGGTAGAAGTTTCATTCTATAATATTCAATAACTCGCATTTTAGACCCAATTAAAAATAGGTTATTCAACAGTAAAATGGCTCAACCTGTCTGGCCTGAGATTAGTCACAATCAACTTATACCACCACCTGCTTTCTCCCTCCGAGCCCGGCGAGAAGCACCTACACGTGATTCAGTAAATGCTAGACAGTTTGAACATTGGAGAAGTGATACTCCGAGCCTGACAATGGAACGGCCAAAATCTGGTTCACACGGATATTATCAGGATATGAATCCTGAAGCAAGTAGAACTAATTTTAAAGATTATGCTCAAGCACAGCCTTTTGTTGTTGATGGAGGTGGTATAGAGGCGAACCCTTATTTTCAGAAGTTTGATGTAACACAGGACCCACGAAACGTGGTTCGTGAATTACGAACAGCAGTAACCGAAACAAAAACAGATAGGGGGCTTATTGAATCAAAAGATCTTCTTTCAAGACAACTTATGAATCGCTGGATTGGCCCAGATGTTGTACAGAATAAAGAATACGATACATTGAGCGCTTATGATAGAGTTATGAAGCCGCAGACAAATGATATGAAAAAGAGTTATAGATAATGGGTTTTTGCCTTTAGTCAAATGTCAGTCATCAAGACGCACGTTTGACTCTAGTCGAACGTCAGGCAAATCTCTACATCTTTCTTATGCATCTGTTTAGCAGCAGGTGTATCCTTTTGACTAATTCGCTTTCTTAACGATCCTGTAGAATTTGTAGACTCAGAAACTGCTTCACTACGAAGTTTCCTCTCCTCTTTAAGGCAAAGGTTCATTTCTTTTTCAATATCTTCTTGATTCTCACGAATATAATCTAAAATACCCTTTTCAATCGCCCAACGGAAAAAATTCAACTTACCAACAGTTGTTTCGAACATAGGCTTTGTACCAATTTCAAAATAAATACGCTCACGACGACAGAATGGGTCAAAAAGTTTTTTACTAAATGCTTTGAGTTGACTCTTATAGTTTACATATACAAGAAACTCTTGAGTGTTCCAAATATATCCAATATTTTTCTTCTTGGAATAATTTGTTACAAACCAATCAATAAGACGGAGGCTCATTGAGCCTTCACCTTTTAGCAAAGTAATTATATTATCAATATCTTGACAATTATTATAAAATTTCTGTAAAGATAGAACTAATAGTTCTTGTTTACATGGTATTTTTTGTTTACGAGTTTGAGGATCTGGACCAGCAATAACAATAGTTTCCATTGTTTTAATAATATTGACTTGTTTTTAGATACTGTCTAAATGAGCAGTCCACCTACTGGGTTTGACCCATCTATAAGTAGACTTCCGGACCCTGGTCCAAGTGCTGCTCCAATGGTGGCGATGAGTGGTGGTGGCAGCGGCAACAATAATGGCTTAACTACAATAACAATTCTTGGAGAATCTTATAGAATTCGTAAGGTTATAACTGCTTATCCATTATTAGAAGAGGAAAATAGAGTCTTAGAAGCATTTTTAGTTGATCCTGATAATCATAAAATTCCGGATAAAACTGTTTTTGAATTCTTTTATGCTCTGGCAACTTATAATTGTGAAAAAGAAGAGGGTGTGTTATTAAACCCTAAATGTGAGCCTGTACGTGCTATTCTTCGTTCAACACTTTTAACTGCTATTAAAAAACAGTCAAAACCAACACCAACCCCAGAACTAGAACCTAAACCTGAACCAAAACTAGAATCGTGTGTATCTTTTCTATTGCGCGATGAAGTATTGAAACGCCGCAATAAGTTAAATGTTGATATTTATTTATGTGATACAACTCAAACAGATCCTACAGATCCTACAAATAAGACACCTAATGACATAAAGGAGTGCCTATTTTTACTAGATGG